AGATGCTCGACTCAGACTACGGAGATATTACCGATGTCAACGAGGGGTTTGATATCAAGGTGAGCTGTACAAAGCAGCCGGGTCGAATGTGGGCTGAGACCTCTGTTCGTCCGAGACCAAAGTCAACAGCTTTGTCAGGCAGCAAGAAAGATATCAAGGAATGGCTTGATAACATTCCTGATCTGGACGAGATGTATAGCTGTAAGTCTCACGAAGATCTTGAAAGAATCATCAATGTGTGGCTAGAGGGGCCCAATGATACAGATGGAACTTTTCGAGGATCACAGTCATATTCCAGCCCCAAAAATGATGCAGCTCCTTCTACAAAAAGTTCGGGATCTAGCACAATGAAGGATCTAGATGAAGCCTTTGCAGATTTAGAGAGTCTGTAAGCTTGACATGACAGAGAACTGTGGGCAACAAGGCTTCTCTTGTTGCCCACTTTTTTGTTTATTGAAAAGCTGTTTCTTATAATAACACAACGGAGGCATCAATGACAAAAAAGAAACCAAAGAACCCAATGGACGAGTTTACTCATGATTTGATCAAGTCAATAAACAAAGACCATGGATCAAAAATTGCATACAATCTTGAGCACGACGAATCTCCCACACACGTAAAAAGTTGGATCAGCACCGGATCTCGACAGCTTGACTACATTATCTCCAACAGACGAGATGGCGGACTGCCAGAGGGTAGAATTATTGAAATATTTGGGCCTCCATCAATTGGAAAATCTCATATTGCAATTCAAATTGCAAAGTCAACCCAAGACATGGGAGGTATTGTTGTATACATTGACACAGAAAATGCAACAAGTGTAGAAAATTTATCTTTGCTGGGAGTTGATATTAGCAAGAGATTTGTTTATGTCGATACACACTGCACTGAGGAGGTTCTTTCCATTACTGAGTCGACTATTATGAAAGCAAAAGCTATGAACAAAGATGTTCCAATTACAATTATCTGGGACTCAGTAGCTGCTTCTTCTCCCAAGGCCGAACTTATTGGCGACTATGATAAAGAAACAATAGGGCTCCAGGCACGCGCAATATCAAAGGGTATGAGAAAGATTACAGGTGTCATTGCTAACCAAAATGTGCTGATGGTCTGTCTGAATCAGACACGTGTGAAGATCGGGGTAATGTATGGAGATCCCACTACCACTCCCGGAGGCAAGGCAATTCCTTTTCACTCGTCTGTTCGAATTAAGTTGGGAGCTGGCCAGAAAATTGAAAATAAAGAGAAGGAAGTGGTTGGCATTAATGTTTCTGCTAAAACAATCAAGAACAAGGTGGCCGCTCCTTTTCGAACATGTAATTTTGAGATTCACTTTGGGATCGGCATCAAAGAGCACGAACAGCTTTTCGATGTCTTGCGTAAGCATGGTGAGTCTGACATCGCCGGCAAGACGATTTCTGTTTCCGGATCGGGAGCCTGGAAGTTGCTGACAGTCTCTGACTCAAAAACAGGAGAAATTCTTGTTGAGAAAAAGTTTCACAAGTCAGATTTCGACAAGATCCTAGAAGATCCAAAATACAAGAGTTACATAGAAGATTTGACGGAAAAGGCGTTTGTTAAAACCCTGGTTTCTAGCTATGATATTGATATTGATGAGGATTCTTACGAGGAAGTGAGGGCAATTTCAATGGATCTCGAGGACTCTTTAGAGGGTATGTCCGGCTGATGAAAGACAATCCGATTTTAATTATTGACGGATTGAATGTTTTTATGAGACACTTTTGTGCGAACCCTTCTTTGTCATCTAACGGAGATCACGTTGGAGGTTTTTTGGGTTTTTTGGGAAATGTCGGTAGCTTATCTGAAAATTTCTCTCCCAAAAAAGTAATAATTGTGTGGGAATCGGGAGGCAGCCTAAGAAGACGAGCAGTCATGAGTTCATATAAGTCGGGAAGAAGACCGACAGCTCTAAACAGATACTACGAGGATGACTTACCGGCCACCTCTACAAACCACACAAATCAGGTTTCTCTTTTAGTAAAGGCGTTCGATAGCTTTCCCGTGACTCAAATTTATGTAAGGGGTTGTGAGGCCGACGATGTGGTCGGATATTTGACAAAATATGTCTACAAAAAAGAGAAAATTGTAATAGCATCCTCGGACAAAGATTTACACCAGCTTATAGATGATACTGTTGTTCAGTGGTCACCCGGACAGAAGCGAACAATAGATAAAAAAGGAGTGATCGACAAGTTCGGAGTATCATCTTGTAATTTTGTTACTGCAAGGTGTTTTGTTGGAGACTCAAGCGATGACATCTCCGGAGTAAAAGGGGTGGGATTTAGATCTATGGCTAAGTGGTTTCCTGAGCTTGGGGGTGAGGATTTTATACCCGTCTCAGAGATTGTCGAGCGAGCAAAAGAGTTATCTATTTCCAAGAAAGGAAAGACTCTTTTGCTAATATCAGAAGCTTCGTCAATCGCTAGTAGGAACTGGAAGCTAATGAACTTAGATACTTCGTGCTTGGCAGCTGATCAAATTCAAAAAATTTTAGGACAACTTGAAAATCGAGGAAAATCTAATAAAATGGCTTTGTTGCGTCTGATGGCGCATCACGGAATGCAAAACTTTGACATTAATCGACACTTTGTCGCAATCAATTCGGTGAGGTACCGTGACAATCAAGAATGAATTTATGCGTGAGATCATTGAGAATCCGGGTGATGTTCGTCACTTTTCTCATTATGGCAAAAACTTCCAGGAAAAAATCTTTCAAGGCCTTATTTCGGATTCACAGTGGGCTAGTCAGATGATAGAGGTGATGAGACCCAACTTTTTTGACGTTGATTATCTTAGATTTTTGACGGAAAAATACTTTGCCTACTACGGAAAATACAAATGTTTTCCTACGCTGGGACTGTTAGTCCAAGTAATTAAAGAGGAATTGTCTGATGGATCTGATGATGTTCTTAGGGCCCAGATCATTGAGTTTCTACTGAGGGTGAAGGCAAATCCCAATCCAGGAGACATCGGGTATGTAAAAGATAAGACTCTCAATTTTTCTAAAAGACAGGCATTCAAGAGTGCTCTTGAAAAATCTGTAGATCTGATCCAGGGAGATAGTTTTGAAGAAGTTATTGATTTGATGAAAAATGCCGTTTCTATTGGCATGAAAAATTCAAGCGGTCATGATTTCTTTGGGGATATTGAGGCCCGATTTATAAAAATCAACAGACACGTTGTTCCCACGGGGTTTGATCGACTCGATAAGAAAGATATTTTTAGGGGAGGGCTTGGAAGAGGTGAGATAGGAGTAGTTACTGCAAATACCGGTGTCGGAAAGTCACACTGGTTGGTCGCAATGGGTGCAAATGCAATGAGAGTTGGAAAAAATGTTCTTCACTATACATTCGAACTCACTGAAATGTCTGTTGGCCTTCGATACGATAGTAATCTCTGTGGAATACCCAGCAACGATGTTCAGGATAACAAAGAACTAGTTCAGAATGTCTATAAAAATAAGGACCTGGGACGTCTTATCATTAAAGAGTATCCCACGGGTAGTGCTTCTGTTGTAACAATTAGAAATCACATCGAAAAGCTCAAGATGAAAGGATTTTGTCCCAATGTTATCATTCTAGACTATGCGGATATCATGAAGTCAACTCGATCATACGACAGTCTTCGTCATGAGCTCAAGTTGATTTACGAGGAGTTACGTAATCTGGCAATGGAAATGAACATTCCGATCTGGACAGCATCACAAGCTAACAGAGACAGCGCACAATCAGACATCGTGGGTCTAGAGAACATGTCAGAAGCTTACGGAAAGGCAATGGTTGCTGATGTTGTGGTTAGTTTGTCCAGAAAGGCTTCAGAAAAGTCATCAGGAGTTGGCCGACTCTTTATTGCTAAAAATCGAGCGGGAAGGGACGGTATAGTTTTTCCCATAACCATCGATACATCAATGTCTCTATTTAGTATACTGGATGAAAGCTCAATGACGCTTAATGAGGCAGTTGCTGCTTCGAATAGCGAGGCAAAAGCAGCACTTTTGAAAAAATGGCGAGAAGTGAAAAATAGTGAAGAAGCTTAGACATCACAAATTGCAAAACGTGAATCCAGACGTTCACAGATTGTGAGAAAAAGACTAGAATTAAAATTGACCCTAACACACGTGCAGAGGTGGCTCAGTGGCAACATACGATGAGGCATTTAGGAAAAGCCTGAAATATTTTGGTGGAGACGAATTGGCGGCTAATGTTTTTATCACAAAATATGCCTTGACAGATAAAAGCGGAGATGTCCAGGAGACGTCGCCTGATGCTATGCACTTACGGATGGCCCGAGAGTTCGCGAGAATAGAGTCAAAATATCCCAGCCCGATGACAGAAGAAGAGATTCTGGAGCTTCTAAGGGACTTCAAGTACGTAGTCCCTCAGGGCTCTCCAATGTCTGGAATTGGAAATCCTCATCAAATTCAGTCTTTGTCAAACTGTTTTGTCATAGAGTCTCCCTGTGATTCTTATGGCGGAATTCTAAAGACGGATCAAGAACTTGTTCAAATTGCAAAGAGGCGCGGAGGTGTCGGGTTTGACTTGAGCACAATTAGACCCAAAGGCCTCTCGACGGGAAACTGTGCAAGAACCACCGACGGAATCGAAGTCTTTATGGATAGATTTTCTAATTCTTGTCGAGAAGTTGCTCAAGGTGGACGGCGCGGTGCTCTAATGTTGACAATATCTGTTCATCATCCCCAGGTCCAGGATTTCATAAAAATCAAGAGAGATTTGACGAGAGTGACTGGTGCAAATATATCAATTCGTCTGTCTGATGAGTTCCTCTTGGCTGTCAAAAAAGGGGAAAAATTCCAGGTAAGATTTCCGGTTGAGAAAAATGCAGATCACAAAGTTTCTAAAGATATCGATGCACGAGATCTGTGGGATGAAATCATAGAAAGCGCCCACAGTTCAGCCGAGCCGGGCCTCCTTTTTTGGGACACAGCAAAAAAGATGACACCCTCTGATATCTATGAGGATGAGGGCTTTGGCTCTTCTTCTACGAATCCTTGCGGTGAAATCATTTTGAGCCCCTACGACAGCTGTCGTCTTATTCTAATCAATCTTTTTTCCTTTGTTGACGATCCTTTTACGAAAAGAGCAAAGTTCAACTACAGGAAAATGGGAGAAGTCACACAAAAAGCCCAGCGCCTTATGGATGACATGATCGATCTTGAGATTGAGCAAGTGGAAAAAATACTAGAAAAGATAGAATCAGACCCTGAGCCGGACGAAGTAAAGCAGATTGAAAAAGATTTGTGGGAAAACATAAAGACACGGGCTATTTTGGGACGTCGAACCGGCCTAGGCATGACAGCTGTGGGCGATGCTTTGGCATCTCTGGGAATAAGATATGGTTCTGACGAGTCAATAGTTACAGTTGAAAATTTTTACAAGACTTTGTCAATAAACGCTTACCGATCATCTTGTGTAATGGCAAAGGAGCGTGGAGCCTTTGGGGTTCATGATCATGACAAGGAGATGAATCACCCTTTTCTGAAGCGGATTTGGGAGGAGGCCCCAGATGTCTATGAGATGAGCAAGAAATACGGTCGTAGAAATATCGCTCTAACGACAACTGCACCGGCAGGATCTGTTTCAGTTCTCACGCAGACAACATCCGGGATTGAGCCCGCATTTATGCTACACTACACAAGACGAAAAAAGCTGACCGAAAATGATGTTGAGGGAAGAGTCGACTTTGTAGATGACTCTGGAGATAGGTGGCAAGAATATA